CCGGAACGCTGTCCCAGACATGGGACACGACCCCCCCTGATAAATAACCAGGAGGATTGCTTACATGGGCAAGACAGGCGCTTACATAAAAGCGTAGTGCGACACGGCGGCAAATGCACCGTAGGTCCACAACGCATTGGACGACACCTCAATCGTGCCAGCCGCAGCTGGTAGCCGATAGATGGCAGAGTACGCGTCAGCGGATGCGTGAGCAACCACTGGGGCGATAACCGTGCCGCTGTCAGTCACAGTGAGAACGGGATTGGCAGCAACCGAGGTGACATGGAAGTACAGGAACAGAGGGGTGCCCTGTACACGACGAATCAAACCAGCGGCGGTGCGCGCAACTGGGTGCATACACGTGGTGATAGAAGCGAACTGGGTAAAATCGATTACACCTAGCGCTTGGCCCACTGCATCAGCGGACGTCATCGCCAGGGTGGAGGCAAAGTGCTTCGTGATGGGGTCGATCACAGTAACGGTGTAATGAACATACACCGTGCCGATGTGCGTTGTAGCAGCACAACCGACCCAACCAATAACACAAGTGCCAACAGTAGAAAACCGATCATAATCCTGTGGGACAGCAGGGTTTATAGGGGCAGCCAGCACACCACCAGCCTGACCTCCGATCTGGGTCAGATTCTGGTTGGGCACACTGAAAACGATGCCGGTCCACGCGCTCCCGGACTTAGCACCATTAGCTGATGCTAACTCAGCAAATGTTTGCGGAGCCAGTGCTTGCGCATCTGGGAACACATTCACTGCAACCTGTCCCGTGGCCGATGATCCTACCTTCGGACAATATTCAAAACTCACGGACGATATCTTGAACCGCTGGTACTGCGAGGCGATCGCAGCCAACCCAGGCCAAGTGCCAGGCTCCAACGGATTAAGTCGGAACGTGGCACTGGCGTAGGTGTTAGCCGCCGCCGTCACAATGTCTAGCAATATCTCACGACGCTTAATGGGCTGAGGCCCACTGTTCGCCACTGTTGAAATATTTCGTACGTTGGTAGGAGCACCAAGCACGGATTGGGGGACAGAAACTCGGCCATTACCGTTGCGGCCCTTACCTCGACGGCGGGCCCTTCGGTTAGCACGGCGCTGCTGACCCTCAGGACCAAGCACGTTTTGGGCAGCTTGGAGGGCATAGGGTTTCAGCACAGGCAATAAAGACTTTCCTAACGCTAACGCTGCAGATGCAGCCATTCACACAACACACTTAAATTAATAAGCAGAACCTGTGGTGGCGCAAGCTACCACCAAGCACCTCACACAACCGCCCTCCCCTGCACCACAGGGCGCAAGGTACGACGGATGGACACAGGGCGCGCTATGTTACTTGCGGCGCCCTGGGCTCGAGGAACCAAAGCACTAGTGACCGTACTGGCATCGGGCCGTGGTTCGGCGGCCTCACTAGCAACATCGTGAACTCCCTGGGCGCGACCGCCCACTTCGCCAGCATTAACGCCGGCGGCATCCGCACGAGCGGGATCAGGCACAGCAGTGGTAACGCCAACGCTGACATGGCTTATGCTCGGGGCATCCACATCAACGGGCCGCACAGGCACCAACGTGAAATCCACCAAAGTGGGCATACATAACAGCTGCTCGAGGGTGGTGACCGTGTCCAACCAGGTTAAGAAGGCGAGGTATGGAAAGTCTCCCAAAAGATCGACCATCCAATCCTCACGCACACTGGTAAACATGGTCCCATCAGCGAACATCGTAATGTAGTAACTAAGAGACAACGTGTCGGTCGTACCTATCAACCATCGTGGTTGAATGCGCTCTGCTCGGGCGATTAAGTCTCCTATAATAGGGGTGTGACGATCGGTCATCTTGTACCCCGCCAATTTCCGTCGCAGCAGCGTTAACGGCGGCTGTGGCGAATTAGGGGCAAGGTGCAATTTGGCCACCTGGCGTCGGATGTCGGAACATGAGTTCGGATCTCCGACCCAAGTTGACGGGCCATAGTATCGAGACAGAAACTTAAACGGGCGACCAGCGGGTAGTACCTCGACGGCCAATTTAAGGCCAGTCGCGGCAGCCACCACCTCATAGCATAGCGGTGGATCAAACGTGAGGCCATCATCCCCACCATATATCCCCAAGGCACGAAATGCTTGGGATGGCGAGCGATCTGCCCGGCGAAATGCCGCATACGCTATGAACGCGTTAATAAAGGTGTTGAAACACGACGTCTCGGGTGAACCGGAAAGTCGCGTGGTACCTGTATCGTAATGGACCCCTGTCTTGGTTCGGCCACGACAATCTATCTGCATCTGCCACAACTCCAGTATTCTGGGGTCATCAAACAATGCTTCTAGTAGCGCGGCCTCCAAACGACGGTGGACGGGCCCAATCGATCCATCAAACTTCGAAAAGTCAGTCTGGGCGACTGACGCTTTCCCTACCGCACACTTCGCAACGCGCTCTTGGAGAGCACACGGGCCCAAGAACCCGTAGAACGGGAGCACGGGCATCTTATCATAAATCGGGTAAATGTATCGAAAGTACTCATTCATGAGCGCTGGGGTAATTGTCGAAATGTTGCGCGCGGGTCCAAACTTCTGGTATGACTCCGCCTTCATAAAGGCGGCCACCTTCCAATCGAGCGGAAGGCCTTCGGCATCACCCGTCAAAAACACGTGCTTACGCTGCGCCGTTGTCATTCGCAGCTGGACCTCATCAGTGGAGTAAGGGGTCAACGAGCCAAAGATAGCATGCACACACGACACGAACTCGGTGACATAGTCATCGAACTCGTGCGTGTCAACATTCAGAGCCGGGTCATAAACACGGGCTTGGATCGTCCACCGGTCGTTGTCGATACAACGAGCCGGCACCACACTGTTGGGGTCCAACGGAGAACAAAAGGCGATAAGAGGCGACCGCATGTCCTGTGTCAACACGCTAGGTGAGTAGCGGATCAACGGCAGGGATGGCAAGCTGGCACCATTGGCAAATTCAGTCACAAGATATGCAAACAGCACATCCACCTCGAACTCTTTTAAGTCCTTGAAGTGGTTCCTGACATTACCGACGGTGATAATGCTTTTCACCGCTGCCACATAACTCACGATCGCATCATGGTCAGCACGCGACACATTAACGGATGACAAACCATTCACGGGAGCAATAGAGACACTGTTATTGGTAACATGCCTCACGAACTTACCTGACGGAGTCACCGGTTTGTACACACTCAACTCCTCCACACCATGCATCCCAAAACAAAGGAACACGGGGGCAGACCACACGGGCTGGAGCACCGTGCACCGCTTACCTCTACCGACGGTGAACATGGAAGCGACGTAATAGGTACGCCACAACCCAAACCACGATTTGACCATAAAGCCAGGCTTATAGTCCCACACGTGATGAGAATAAGTATTATTGCCAAACGAGCAATGGTACTTATTGCCACCGTCTACGAAGTATTGGTAACCACTGTCACACGCGGCCATATCAGGCCAGAAACTGACAAACACACAACGCGTCGGGCGACGCAACATGCCGGGGATGTCAACATAATGGTCGACATCATCCATGCACAACACGTCATCGCGCGTGCGCCAGCTGTACTTGAACGGCTGGTCGCCTGCCATATCTTCCGGCCAAACGGGGACGCGCGCGCCATGCATCGGCACACGCTGCTCGGAACGCGACATCTGGAACACATAAGTGGGGAGGCGGGGAAACACTGCTGCTGAGATCTGCGCCGCATTGGCAGAACTCACACGGCTTGGAACAACATACTGCACGGGACGGAGCTTCCACACAGCCCATGCAATCGCGTGACTCACTACGCGCACCGGCACGATGCATGCGTATCGGATGAAGGCGGTGTATAGGCAATCACAGCTGGCGACCGCCGCTGCGCTTGCCCTCGACACCAACCACCTGGCCGCCACCATGGAACCACGGTAGCATCCAGAGACACCTCGAGACAGTGCCTCACCCAACAACACACACAGCTCGCCCAGTGTCACGTAGAGCGGATGGGCCACGACTAAGGCTACGACGCGCTGGCACTCTGTTGTGATGCCAGCCAACGAGGTTCGTACTGCAACAAGGGGAACA